GGAAGTATAATAAGCTATATGAGAAGATATAGTTATCAAGCTATACTTAACTTGAATACTGGGGAAGATGATGACGCAAATAAATCTACAAGTGAAGAAGATAAAAAAGCAAAATTAAATAAAAAAAGCTATTCAGAAGAAAGATTAATAACAGAAGCACAGATAAATAGATTAAAAATAATATCAAAAGGAATAGATGTTAATGTATTAAAAGACATTATAGCAGGATATGGCTTTGAAAGTAGCAAAGAGATAACTATGAATAAATATAATCTTATATGTGATGAAATAGAAGGATTAAAAAATAACATAGGGGCTTAATGTAGCCCTTATTTTTATATATGGGGGGAATTATGGATATAAAGAAGCTTAAATATAAAATAGTTGTAGATAGTAGGAGGTTATAAATTATGGCAATGAAAACAAAATATCTAATAGGAGAAAAGTTTATTAACAATATAGGGCTAGAGTATGAAGTAGTAGGATATTGTAGTAGCAATAGAAGAAGGATAATACAATTTAAGAGTGGATTTAAAACAGATGTATCAACTCAAAGTATAATAAATGGAAAGATAACTGATTATGGAAGTCCTACTGTATTTGGAGTTGGTATACTTGGAGATAAAAAAATGACCAAACACCCCTTATTTATGAGGTGGATGAATATGATAGGTAGATGCTACCATAAAAAACATACACAATATAAGAGTTATGGGGGTAAAGGAATTGTAGTAGAAGATTATCTTAAAAATTTTAAAAATTATATAGAATTTATCTCAACTCTTGATGGATATGAAAATTTAATTAAAGAGCCTAGCAAATACCAAATAGATAAAGATATTTTAAATAAAGGATGTAATAATTATAATAGGGAAAATTTAAAAATAGTGCTTTCTAGTGAAAACCTAGAAGAAGAGAACAGGAGAAGAAGATTTAAAATAAATATGATTGATTTAGATGGGAATGTAATAAGAGTATTTAATAGTATTACAGAAGCCGAACAAATAACAGGTATTCACCGAGGTAATATAGCTAGAACAGTAAGAGGGCAAAGCAAAACTGCTGGGGGATATATTTGGGAAAGAATTTATTAATAACTTCAAGGGGGATTGAGATGAATATTAAAGATTGTAAATACAAAATAATTATAGATACAAGAGAAAAAAAGATACAAAATCACATACTAAATAAATTTGAAGAAGGATTTGAACATAAACCTTCACACCATGATATGTATAGGGGTAAAAAATCAACTTATAGTGATCCTGTGCCATACTATATTCAAGAAAAAGGATTAAAAACAGGAGATTATACTATAGCAGTACAGTTACCAAATGGGGAAGTTGTTAATTTTCAAGATAAGATTGCTATAGAAAGAAAAGCTGATCTAAATGAATTGTGTTGTAATTTATTTGATTCCAAAAGTAAAGACGAAGAAGGATTAACGAGATTTGAAAGAGAATTAAAAAGGGCTTATGAACAGGGCATTAAACTTCATTTACTTATAGAAGTTGCAGATATGCACTCTAAAATATTATCTAGCAAACATTTTCGGTATGACAAAGCTTCTAAAGTATCACCACAAAGTTTTTATGCTATGCTTCATGCTTTAGTTGCTAGATATAACATAACTATTTGGTACACAGATAAGCAAAACTCGGCAAGGTTAATACATGATATTTTATATTATCAAGCACGAGAATATTTGAAAGGTGTCGAATAAAAGCTACTTTAGTAGCTTTTTTATTTTATTTGTCTAACGAAACTTTGTAATATTTATCGGTTAATTCGATATAATAAAGCAAGTAATAAAAAAATAACATAACGTTAGGTGGTGAGGAAATGAAAATTAAAGAGTATAGAATGGTCAAAGGATATACTCAAAGGGAAATAGCTGAATTACTAGGGATAAAACAAAATACTTATTCTGATAAAGAATTGGGGAAAAGTAAATTTACAATAGATGAGGTAAAACTTGTAAAAGAATTATTTGAAGTAACTTATGACGATTTATTAAGCTAACTGGGGGGAATAACATGGAGCAATATTTTATAACATTGCAGTCATTTACACTTGAAGAATATGAAATTTGGAAACAATTAAATAAACATTGTAATTATGATACAAACATAACAGGATATACAGTTAATCAATTAGTTGTAAATTCTGATAAAAGATTAAATCTTACTACTAAGAAAGTTAGAAATATATTAAAGAAATTTGAAAAAGAAGGATATATTAAACCTGTAAAAGCTGGTTGCAAAGGAAAAGAAAGCACCTTAGAAATAACAATTAAAGGGCAACTATTCGGCAATAATGGGGCAAATAAAAACGAGGAATTGCAACAGGTTGACGATACTAAGGGGCAACAAAAGGGCAACAATGGGGCAACACTATCAAAGAATAAAGATAAAAATAATAATATATATAGTGTTGTTATTGATTATTTAAACATAAAAGCCAATACAAGTTACAGGATGAATACTAAAAATACTCAAAGTTTAATAAATGCTAGAACAAAAGAAGGATTTACAGTAGAGGATTTTAAAAAAGTTATAGACAGTAAAAGCAAAGAATGGTTAGGAACAGATTTTGAAAAATATCTAAGACCAGCAACTTTGTTTGGTGGGAAGTTTGAGAATTATTTAAACGAAGCAAATAAAAAAGCACCTGTTGGAGCAGGTACTCAAAATAATAATTTAGTTAATCCTAATATATGCAACAATGATGAAAAATATACAAGGGGAGTTAAAATGCTATGATTGATATAAAAAAAGTTATTGATGATGTAAAAAATCAAATAAGAGCAGAAGAAGTTAAAAATAAAATAGCTTCTGATTTATGCTTAAAATTAGACAAAAGCAATAAGTGTTTATGTTTTAATCATAATGAAAAAGTACCAAGCATGAGCTTTGATATGAAAGCTAAAAAATTTAGATGTTTTAGTTGTGCTTATACTTATGACATATTTAACCATTATCAAGAACATTACAATAAATCATTTATAGAAGCCGTAAAATCCATTGTAAATGATTTTAATATATCAACTGATAAATTAATCATTAAAACAGAAAGAAAGCCTATAAAAGCCCCTACAATTTACAAGAATGATATATCTAAGGCAAAAGAATATACAAATAAAAGGTGTATAACTGAAGCTACTATAAAATATGCAGATGTAAAAGAAGATAATAAAGGGAATATAGTATTTGTTTATAAAAATGAGTTGGGGGAGCATATAACAAATAAATATAGACCTGCTAGGAAAATAAATAAAGATAAAAAAGAATTAAAAATGTGGTTTGAATCTGAAACAAACATAAATACTTTATACCTTATGGATAAAGCTGATATAACTAAACCACTTGTAATATGCGAGGGTGAATTTGATGCACTTTCATTAATAGAAGCTGGATATAAAAATTCGGTATCAGTTCCTACTGGTTGCAAGTCTACTGAATGGATAACTACCAACTGGACTTGGTTAGAGCAATTTGAGGAAGTTATTCTTTGGTATGATAACGACGAAGCAGGAAAAGAAGGAGTAAAAGAGGTATTTAATAGGCTTCCAAATAAAGTTGTAAAAGTAGTTTATTCTGATATATGTAACGATATAAACGAGCTACTGTTTAAGTATGGTAAACTAGCAGTATTAAAACAACTTGAAAAAGCTTCAATCCCTTTAGTTGATGGGGTTAAAAGTACAAAGCAAATATCAACTTTTAATATATATGAAGCCGAAACAGTTCAATTAGGAATAAATAAAATAGATGATAATATAATTGGCTTACCTTTGGGTAGCTTGAATGTTATAACAGGAAGAACTGGAGAAGGGAAATCAACGATCCTAAATCAATTTTTCATAGGTGAAAGCATAAGGCAAGGATATAAAGTGTTTTTATTTAGTGGAGAACTTACAGAAAGTAATGCTAAAGGGTGGCTATTAGATACACTTGCAAATAAAGAAGATTTGCTAGAATTTACAAGTAAAAAAGGGTATAAATATAAAAAACTTTCATCAAGTGCAGTTAGTAGAATAGATGATTTTTTAGAAGATAAATTTTATTTATATACAGAGGAAGATTATAGTATAAATGCAATTATATCTAAAATGGAGATAATGGCTAAAAGATACGGTGTAAAAGTATTTTGTATAGATAACTTAATGGTTACTGAAAATGATGAAAAAGAAGAGTTAAGAAATCAAACTGAAATAGTTAAAAAATTAAAAAGTTTTGCCAAAAAATATAACTGTATAGTTCACTTAGTAGCACATCCAAGAAAGGCACAAAATGGTCAAATGGGGCTTGATAAATCAGACATAAGTGGCAGTGCTAATATAACTAACTTAGCTGACTATGTAATGATAGTTCAAAGAATAAAAGATGAAGAAGATGCAACTAAAGATAGGCATACTATATTGTCTATAGACAAAGATAGATATATGGGAACAAGATTGGGCATAAGGCTTTTATTTGATAGAGATAGAAGAAGATTCTATTGTGAAAATGGTAATGGTGAAGAATTAGAAGTTGATTATTTTATGCAAAACTTAGAGCAAATTGATATAGATAATTGGGAGAATATTTAAGGGGGATAATTAATGATACAGTCAGAATGGGGACACGATATAGAATTAAAATATACTTATAAAAATGAAACTGTGGGAGAGCTTAAAACTTATACTTTAACTAAAGAAGAACTTGAAAAATATTTAAGTAAGCCGAGAGAGGTTAAATATATTAAATATAAGGGGATTAATAACAATGGATAATAGACTAATACCTTTTGCTTTGGTTAATAATAAAGTGAAAGATGTTAATTTTATTTATAGACAAGATACGGCATATTGCCTTGAGTGTAAAGAAGAATTAATTTTAAAAAATGGAGATGTAAACATAAAACACTTATCTCATAAACCTAATAGTAACTGTGTTTATAAAAACGAAAAAGAATACAAGAAAAGAGGAAATGGCGAAAGCTATGAGCATAAATATGCAAAAGAATTTATAAGAGACAATCTGAAATATTTTAGACAATATGGACACAAAATTATTATAAAAGATGGGGAATTTAAATTAGGAGGGTATAGAGATTTAAAGATAAACAAGATAGAACTTGAATGTAAAAATCTTAAAAATGAACTTAACTTAATTAAAAACTATATCCCAGATATATTAATAAGAACAGACGCATGTTTTATTTGTATAGAAATATTTAAAAGCAATAAGAAAAATGAAATCGACTTGAAAAACATCTTAAAGGATAAAAATATATTTGTATATGAAGTTGATATTAGAAAAATGAATAACCTAAATATAAAAGATATATTTAAGAATATGAAGCTTGTATTTAGTGATTTAAAATGTGATTTTGACAATGCAATTAATCCTATACAAGCCAACATTATTGAAAATAAAAAAATAAAAAATAATTATGATAATTTAAAAAATGATTACGAGAAAGTAAAAAACGACCTATCCAATAAAGCAGAAATCATTGAAGAGTTAAAGGATAATAATAATGAATTAATGAAAAAAATTAAATTTATAAAAATAAAAGAAAAAGACAATTTAAACAATTTTAAAGTAAAAAGGCTTGAAAGCAAGATAAGTAATTTAAAAAAGATAATAAAAGAAGATACTATATGTAGAACTGCATGTGTTAAAAGTTGGTACTCTAATAAACTTAACTTATTGATAGATGAAGATATTAAAAGATGTGAGAAAAACACAGATGAGCATAATATATTATTAAGATTTAAGAGGTTTTTCAATGGAAAGGTGGGGAGTTATACTAGCTATGGAGGAAATGAAAAGTTAAAAGAAATTGCAGATATATCTAAAAGATATAATAGTTATAAAAAATATTTAGGGACAGATAATAATTTATTTAAAGAGGCAGTAGGAATGGATATTGACGAAGGAGTTGAGATATTAAAAGCTATTGTATCAGAAGATATATTAGAAGTAATAGGGGCTAACAATGAATAATGTTGATAGAAATAAATTATTATTAGAATATCAGAAGCTATTACAAAGGCTTGATAGTGCTGAGAATTGGGCGATTGAACATGGTTTTAATTGGGATGATGTAAAAAAATATAAATTTAAGATTTGGCACGAAAGGGACAATATAATAAAAGAAATTGAATTTGTTAGAGAGGTTTTAGGATTGCAATAGCAGTCCTTTTTTTATATTAAAAAATCTACCACCTAAAAGATGATAGACTTCTAAGGTAGCGAGAGATATGATTAAATCGTACAAAATATTTTATATACTAGGCTTTGCTACCATGTTAAATAATACCAATAAATAGTTGTTAAGTAAATATTTCATTTATTTTATATCCAAATATATACATAAATACATACATAAATACATACATATGTAGTATTTTGTGGTATAATATATTTATAAATAAAGCAAGGAGGAATAAATGAAAGTTAATAAAATGATTTATATTGAATACCAATATCTTGAAGAAATGAATAAACTTATACAACTACATAAGGAACATGGAAACAAGATAGGTGTATCTAGGATAATTGAAGAAGCATGGATTGAAATGAAAGAAAAATTAAAAGAAGAAGGCATTGACCTAGAAAAGTAATAGCCAAGGGGAGTAAAATGAAAAGTCAAGCAGATATAATATTTAATCATATAGAAAAACAAAAAGGGGATTTTATAGTTCCTGTAGAAACAGTTAATGATAGGCTGTTAGCTTATGCGCTTAATCAATATGTGTGGAAGTATAATATATTTAATAAAGCTATAGAAAAAAAAGAAGCCGAAAAGAAAGCTAAATACAATAGCATAATCCTTGCCCCATACTTTGCCTTAGAATCTGAAAGGTGGAGCAAAAATATAGGGGTAAAAATTGACTTTTGGTCAGAGCAAGAACATGAGAAGTTCAAGGATTATTTTATGAATAAATATAAGCATATGATGAAGTAATGAGAATTATAAAGTTTATATTAATGTGCTATCTAATTATTAAGATAGCAATATTTATAAGTGAAAAGGAGAATAGAAGATGAACAAGATAATTTTAACTGGAAGAACTTGCAAAAATGCAGAATTAGGATTTATAGGGGCTACAGGTACTCCAAAAATGAGTTTTTCTTTAGCAGTAGAAAGAAATTATCAAAAGGATAAAAATAATAAAAAAGTTGATTTTATAAACTGCGAAATGTTAGGGCAACACACAGAAAAATTAGTTCAATATATAACTAAGGGAAAATCTATATTAGTTGAAGGTGAATTAAATATAGATAACTATGAAAAAGACGGAGAGAAAAGAAGCTTCACTAAAGTAAAAGTTGATAGATTAGAGTTTTTAAGTGGAAATAATACTACTGAAACTAAGCCTAATACAAATACTTTAGAATTTACAGAATTTCAAGAAGTAGATAATGATGAAATACCTTTCTAATTAGTGAGGTATAAGTCATGGGGTTTAATTTTGAAAGATATAGTGAGATAGTAGAAAAAATAAACTCTTTAACTGATGTATTAAATAATCAGAATGAGGAAGGCTATATGTCTTTTAAGGTTCAAGATACTTTATGTAGGATAATACAAGAAGCCAATAGAGTTAATACATATATAAGACACTATAAAGATAAGTAGGGGAAAGATATGATAATGTTTGAAATAGAAGAAAAAGAAATGGTTGACCATCCAAGTCATTATAACCAAGGGATTGAAACAATAGACTATATAGAGAGCTGGTCAATGAATTTTAATACTGGCAACGTTATAAAATATGTGACTAGAGCAGGATATAAAAATAATCAATTAGAAGATTTAAAGAAGGCTATGTGGTACTTACAAAGGGAAATTGACAGGATAGAAAATAAGTAAATATACTTATGTATTTTAGTGTTAAATAAATAACACCATAATTTTCCAACAAGGCTCAAAGTGTTGGAAATGCTATATGGAAAATTTTACTAGTATACCTTAAAACGATATTTAGAGGATAGTTGAGAGTGAAATTGTATTTTAAACGCCAAAGGAGAGGACATATGAGTATAGACATTTTAATAGAAGTTGCAACAGAGGAATTAATTCAAGATACTAATGAATTACCTCCAAAAGGTGAGGTTTGGTATGATAAAAATGATAGAATAATTTGCCATATTTGTGGTAAGGGTTTTAATAAGTTGAGCAGTCATTTAGTTCAAGCACATAATATAAATTCAAATAAGTACAAAGAAATGTTTGAATTAAAAAGAAGTCAAAAATTAACTTCTAAAGGTATGCAAGAATATTTTAGAAATAAGCCTAGAAAAGATATAACCAAGTATAGTAGTGGAACAAGGTTTAAAAATAGTAATGTGAGCTGTAGGAAAGGAACTAAGGCAAGATTACAAACTATATTAGAACGACCTACTGAATATGATAAATCAGAGCAGAAAGGAAATTTTAAACAATAATAAGAGAAGGGCAGATGTTAAGAAGTAAAGAAGAAAAGGTTGCAATTATATTAGCTAAAGAAATTGTAGATAAATATAATTGTGAATGTAAAGTAATACAAGATAAAGGCAATAATTATTTATATTTATTTAGTAAAAAAATAGATGTGCTTTTAACTGTATGTAATACAAACAAGAAAAGAGTTATCAAGGTTGAAGAAATATTGATTGATAAAAAATATAGAAATAAAGGCATATGCACTAATCTAATTAATACCATGAAAAATATAGTATTAGAAAATGATGCAACTCTTGGGTTATGGTGTGAAATTAATAATAAAAAGTTATTTAATTTTTATAGTAGAATGGGATTTAAATATATAGAAACATTAAATGACGATTGGTTAGAATTTAATTAATCATAGAATAAAACAATAATTTTATAGTATACCTTAAGGGGGATAACTATGACTAAAGACAAATATAAATATATAGAAAATTTATTTAGAAATTATAAAAAGAATAAATCGAGAATAAAAATACTTAATTTGGGTATGGTTACTGATGATGATTTTACAATTAGTGGAGTTGATTACTCAAAAGATAAAATACAAACATCTAACATGAGTGATTTATCAGATACAGTTATAAAAAGAGAAAAAGAATTAGAAAAATTAATATATGAAGTTAATGTTACAGAAGCATTACTTGAAAGTTTAAATACTAAAGATAGATATATAATCGAAGCTTTTTACATAGAAAATATTAGAATGAATAAAATAGCAGTAAAATTAAACTATTATGAAATTAAAACTGTATGGAATAACAAGGATAGAATTATGAATTATTTACTTGATTTAGTGTAAAAGTATTTAAATTACTATAATTTAACTAAAAAAATACGTTTCATTTACAATTCAAGTGGACTACTATTATATCATAGCAGTTTTATATAATTGTTGTTTTCTCCTTTTTAGATATTTTTTGTATTTTATGTGTTTTGATTTGATTTTTCATCATAGCACATCAATTTGGGGTTGGTGTGCTATCATTAAAACTCAAAGAGGGAATAGAGTTGAGCAGGGGAGATAAAACTAAAAAGAAAGTTTGGAAGGATGCGAACGAAGTTGTAAAAGCTTCTATAATATCCGAAGAATTGGAGGAATATTATATTTTAATGTGTGATATTCCTTTAGGAGAGAAGTCTAAGTTTTAGGCTTCTTTTTTATTTTACAAGGGGGGATAAGATGTATAAATTATATAATTGTGATTGCTTAGAATATTTAAAAACATTAAAAGATAATGAAATAGATGTATTAATAGCAGATCCTCCTTATGGGAAGAAAGCTGATAAAGGAACTAATGGCTTCGGCTGTGTTAAAAATAGAAAATACAATGACAAGTGGGATAGTAAAATACCTGATAAAGAAGTATTTGATGAAATGTTGAGAGTATCTAAAAAGATTATAATATTTGGTGGTAATTATTTTGCACACCTATTACCACCTTCTAAGTGTTGGATATTTTGGGATAAAAAAGGAGATATAGCTTTTAAGAATCCTTTTGCAGATGGGGAATTAATATATACTAATTTTACTAAGCCAGTAAAAAAGATAGTATTTAAACAACAAGGATTTATTACTGATAGTAAAGATAAGAGAGTTCACCCTACGCAAAAACCGAGCGAATTAATGCAAATACTTATAGAAAATTATACCAACGAAAATGATATAATTCTAGATTGTTTTATGGGCAGTGGTTCAACTGGTGTAGCTTGTATGAACACAAACCGTAAATTTATAGGAATAGAATTAGACAATAACTATTTTAATATAGCAAAACAAAGAATTGAAGAAGCTTGTAAATAGCTTCTTTTTTATTTTATTACAATTATTATCAAAGTATATAAGAGGAGGTATTGAGGTGAGTAAATTAAACGATAAACAAAAGGCTTTTGCAGATTATTACATTGAAAGCCTTAATGCTACTGAAAGCTATAAAAAAGCTTATGAGTGTAGTTACAACGCTGCAAGGACAAATGGGGCTAGACTACTTACAAATGCTAACATAAAAAAGTATATTGATGAAGTTATGAGTGCTAAAGAAGAAAGTAGAATAGCTTCACAAGATGAAATACTACAAATATTAACTGACATAGCTAGAGGTGTTACAGAAGAAGAAGTAGTGCAATTTAGCCAATTAGGTGAAGAGTTAAGAACAACTAGAAAACCAACTATAAAAGATAGGATGAAAGCCTCTGAATTACTAGGTAAAAGGTATAGAATGTGGATAGATAAAGTAGAAGCTAATGTAAATCAACAAGTTATATTTGAAGGGGAAAGTGAACTTGAAGATTAAAAAGAATTTACCTCAAATAATAGGCAAGGGATATGCAACTTATTGGAACTATAAAGGTAGATATAAAGTTGTAAAAGGTGGTAGAGGAAGTAAAAAATCTACTACTACGGCTTTATGGATAATTTATAATATGATGAAATACTCACTAGCAAATACTTTAATTATTAGGAGAGTTTTCAACACTCATAAAGATAGTACATATACCCAGTTAAAATGGGCTTCAAACACTTTAGGTGTATCTCATTTATGGAAATTTAGTAAATCACCACTAGAAGCTACTTATTTACCTACTGGCCAAAAGATATTATTTAGAGGATTAGATGATCCTATGTCTATAACTTCTATTACAGTTGAACATGGTCATTTATGCTGGTGTTGGTTTGAGGAAGCTTTTCAAATAATGAATGAAGATGATTTTAATAAAGTTGATATGTCTATAAGGGGGGAATTACCTCCAGGGTATTTTAAACAGATAATGCTAAGCTTTAACCCGTGGAGTGAGAAGCACTGGTTAAAGAAAAGATTCTTTGATGTTGTAGATGATGATATTTTAGCTATTACTACAAACTATACTTGTAATGAATTTCTAGGAGAAGACGATAAAAAGCTATTTGAAAAAATGAAGTTAAATAATCCTAGAAGATATAATATTGAAGGCTTAGGCAACTGGGGAATAGCAGAAGGATTAGTTTATAGTAACTTTGAGGAATTAGAATTTAATATAGATGAAATTAAAAAACGACCAAATATTAAAAGTGCCTTTGGTTTGGACTTTGGATATACAAATGATCCTACTGCTTTTATAGCTTCTTTAATCGATTTAGATAATAATGAAATATTTATATTTGATGAACATTATCAAAAAGGTATGAGCAACAAAGATATAGCCAATATGATTAAGTATAAAGGCTATTCAAAAGAAAAGATAATTGCAGATAGTTCAGAGCCTAAATCTATTGATGATATAAAAAGGCAAGGTATATATAGAATTAAAGGGGCTAAAAAAGGGAAAGACAGTATTTTAAATGGTATTCAATTTATGCAAGATTTTAAAATATATATTCATCCTAAATGTGAAAATACTATAGTTGAATTATCTAACTATGTATGGGACACAAAAGAAGGTAATGTTATTAATAAGCCTATTGATGATTACAACCATTTAATGGATGCGCTTAGATACAGTTTAGAAGATGTAAGACTAGGTGGAGTTAAATTTAATAGAGATAGATTTAATTTATAAGGGGGGTGTAGTATGAGAAAAATTAAACTTAACAAAGATACAGAAATAACAGTTGATGTTATTAAATATGTACTTGATATTCATAAAGAAGAAGCTAGAAGAATTAATAAGTTAAAAGATTATTATAATAACAATAATGATATAGTTTATAGAGAATATAACAACGGCAATAAACCTAAAAATAAAATATCAAATCCATATCCTTCATATATAACAAATACTGCTGTTGGGTATTTCCTAGGGAAGCCAGTAACCTATACTAACATAGAAAAATTTGAAGCTATAAATGATTTATTAGTTTACAATGATGAAGCAGATAATAATACTACTTTAGCAAAAATGTCTAGTATATGTGGATATGGTATAGAAATAATGTATGTGGATGAAGATACAAATATTAGATTTGCTTCAATTGATCCAGCTGAATGTGCAGTTATATATGATAATACACTTCAAGAAAATATTATATTTGCTATAAGATATTATGATGAAAAATTAATAGATACTGAAGATACTATAACTCACGTTGAGGTTTATGATAAAAATAATATAACTTATTATGTAAAAGAAGAAGATTCAATAAGATTTGTTGACCAAGTATCTCATTATTTCTTAGATGTGCCAGTATCAGTTTATATAAACAATGATGAAAGATTTGGGGACTTTGAAAAAATTAAGCCTTTAATAGATGCTTACGATAAAACTCAATCTGATAGTGCTAACGATTTTGAAAGCTTCACTCATGCTTATTTAGTTATAAGTGGATATTTAATGGACGAAGAAAGTGCTAAAGACATAGAAAACCAAAATATAATAAACTTTACTGATAATGAAGGTAAAGCTGAATACCTTATAAAAAATATCCAAGACAGTGCTTTGGAAAACTATAAAAACAGATTAGATAATGATATACATAGATTCTCATGTGTTCCTAATATGAATGATAGTGAGTTTTCTAATAATTCTAGTGGAGTTGCATTATCTTATAAATTAATGGCCTTAGAAAATTTAGTAGGAGTTAAAGAAGCTAAGTTTAAAAAAGGTTTATTAAGAAGATTAGAGCTTATGTGTAACTTTTTAAAAATAAAAACTAATAGTGAAATGAGTTACATGGAAATTCAACCTGTATTCACTAGAAACAAACCATACAACGATACTGAAATAGCTGATACTATGCAAAAGCTAACTGGTATATTATCAGAAGAAACTATATTAGCTTTAAGTCCATATGTTGACGATGTTGTAAGTGAATTAGAAAGAAAAAAGAGTGAAGCTAATGCTTTATACGATGACAATTATTCTAATTTAGGTGATATAAATGCCGAAGAAGAATAATTTATCTAGTAAAGAGTATTGGGAAAAAAGAGAAGCTTATAAACTTAAAAAAGGCTTAAAAGATTTAAAGAAAATAGAAAAAGAATTAGTTGAAGAATATAAAAAAGCTATGAATGAGATAGGGAAAGAAATTAGTAATTTATTTTATAAATATGCTAAAGATAACAACCTATCTTATTCTGATGCAAAAAAATATTTAAATAGTAGTGAATTTAGAGAATTTAAAAGAGATTTAAAGTCTTATATGGAACTTATAGAAGCTACTGGAGATGAAGAACTTTTACTAGAGTTAAACACTTTAGCTATGAAAAGCAGAATTAGCCGATTAGAGGAAATGTTTTATCAATGTGGTAAATACATTAATGAGGCGTATGAAAACACTAATAAAAGGCTTACAGTAGCTTATAGTAGCACTATAAAGGATAATTATTACCAAACTATCTTTGACATACATAAATCAATAGGGGTTGGAGTTAGTTTTTCATATATAGACAATGATATGATAAAAGAAATATTAGCTTTTCCCTGGAGTGGTAGGCATTATAGTAAAAATCTATGGATAAACAGAACTAAATTAAAAAATTCTATGGTCCAGGAATTAACTCAAATGATTATACAAGGTAAAGGAGTTAAAGAAACTTCAAAAGCATTAAGTAAAAAGCTAGATGCAGATTATAAAAATTGTTTAAGGCTTATACATACTGAACATAGTTACTTCATGGGAGAAGCTACTGCAAAAGCTTATGAAGAATTAGAAGTAGAGTATTATCAATATTCTTCTGCTTTAGATAAAAGAACTTGTGAAAGTTGTGGAACTTTAGACGGTGAAATATTTAAGCTATCTGAAAGAACCATTGGAGTTAATGCTTCACCTTTACATCCTTTGTGCAGGTGTACTGAACTCCCTTATATAGAAGATGATTTATCTACTAGATTTGCCAGGGGTAAAAAAGGAAAAGGTATAGAAATTCCTTCATCTATGACTTATAAAGAATGGGCTAAAATTTATAAGGTTAAATAATAGGGCAACAAAAGGGCAATTAAAGGGCAACTATTGGGCAATTAAAACATAGTGCTTTCAATACTTTGAGCTACTTTAAGGGCAATAAAAGGGCAATTAAAGGGCAACACTATCAAAGAAAAAAGAATAAATATATATTATATATAGTGTTTTTAGCTTTTACTAACTGATTTAGTAAGGGCTTTTTTATTGTCTTTTACTTGTTAGACATTAAAGAAACATGGTTAACTTTAAAAGTCTACTATGACTTAAAACTAGGAGGATTAAAATGGAAAATATAAACAACGTTGTTAATGAAGAAATAAAAGAAGATGTAAAAGTTGATACAGTAGAAGTTAAAACTTTTACACAAGATGAAGTCAATGAAATGATATCTAAAAGACTTCAAAGAGAAAGAAAAGATATAGAAGCTAAAATAGAAGCTGAAAGAAAACAAGCAGAAGAATTAGCTAAATTAAGTGAACAAGAAAAAGCCAGTAAGCTTTTAGAACTTAAAGAAAAAGAGCTAAATGACAAGATAAGAGCTTTTGAAAGTGAAAAATTACTTAATGAAACAACTAAGCAATTAGCTTCTAAAAACTTACCTGTTCAATTTGCTGAAATGCTTAAAGGCAATGATGCAGAAAAAACTTTTGAAAATATACAGTTATTTGAAGTTAAATTTAATGAAGCAGTAGAGAAGGTAGTTAGCGAAAGGCTAAGAGGAAATGTACCGAAAACCACTACATCTTTAAATAGTCCTTCGATAACTAAAGAACAATTTAGAAGTATGAGTTATATGGAAAAAATGAACTTATACAACGAAAATAAAGATTTATTTAATGAATTAAACAATAAATAATTAATTAAGGATGGTATTTTATTATGACTATGACTAAATTAGAAAAAATGATAAACCCAGAAGTTCTTACTTCTATGGTAGATGGAGAATTAGAATTTGCTTTAAAATTTACAAACTTAGCAACAGTAGACAATACTTTAGTAGGTAGACCAGGGAACACTATATCTTTACCTGCTTATAAAATGATAGGGGAAGCAGTAGACGTAGCAGAAGGTGAAGCTATACCAGTTGAAGCTTTAGCTACTGAAATGGAAAATGTAACAGTTAAGAAAGCTGGTAAAGGTGTTAGAATAACTGATGAAGCAATATTAAGTGGATATGGCGACCCATTAGGTCAAGCAACTAAACAATTAGCTAAATCAATAGCTTCTAAAGTTGACACAGATGTAATGGCTTGTTTAGAAGGTATAGGGTCAGAAATGACTATAAATAAAGCTTTCTCTACTGAGGTAGTATCTGAAGCTTTAATAAAATTTGGTGAAGATGTAGAGGGGCAAAAAGTATTATTAATATCTCCTGCTCAACTTCATGCGATAAAAAATGACGGAACTTGGATGTCAGTTCAAGAACTAGGAAAAGAAGCTTTAGTTAATGGGGCGGTTGGGCAAGTACATGGTTGTGACGTTGTTATATCTAACAGAATAACTGATGCTAACTACATAGTTAAGCCAGGTGCAGTTGCTATATACTTAAAGAGAGATACTGCATTAGAAACTGAAAGAATACCTTCAATAAGAGCTACTGAGTTAACAGTAGATAAACACTATACAGTTCATTTAGCAGACGTAACAAAAGCTATAAAAATAGCAGGTGTTTCAAGAGCTAAAAAAGCTTAATTAAAACTACTAAGGTAGGGGAATAAATCCCTTGCCTTTTTTATTAAAGGTGAGGTGATTAATATGTTAGAAAATATAAAACTTTTATTAAATATTACTGATGAAAAGCATGATAATATGATTTTATTATATATATCTAAGGTTTCTACAATGGTTGTAGACTATTGTAATGTAAATGAGTTATGTTTAGGTTTGCAAAGCTTTATAGAAGATAAAGTTGTATCTATTATGAAACCTACTATAACTGGTGGAACTCAAAATACAGGAGAGATTAAATCTATAAGTCGTGGTGACACTAAAATCGAATACAATGTCGGTGAAGCTATCCAAACTTCTTCAAATGGTGTTAATTTAACTGATAGCGATAAGAAAATATTAAATACATATAGAAAAGTTAGGTGTTTTTAATGACTGATATAGAAATATTAGAAAGTACTTACTTTGATAAATGTACTATTAAGAGAAAAGAAAAGATAAAAAATCCTAATACTGGTGTAACTGAAACTAAAGAAATAATAATTGTAGAAGATGCTAAATGTGCTTTATCTAAAAAGGATATCCAAACCATGAACGTTGACGGGATAGGTGCTTTAGCTTTTTCACATTTATTATTTTTAAACCCTAATGTAGACGTACGAGAAGGAGATACAGTTGAAGTATCTAGTATGGGTAAAATATCTATCTATTTAGCTTCTAAACCTTTTTATTATTCATCTCATAGTGAAACTTTATTAAGCTATAAAGAGAGGGCATAATGAATATTCAAGGATTAAATAATTTTATTAGAACTTTGAATAATGCTAGTAATAATTTTGATGAAGAAGCTACTAAATCTTTAAACAAAATTTCTCAAAAGCTT